TGACATAACGTCGCAGCCCCCTTCGGGGGCATACTATATCTTGTGCCACGCTCCGCGTTCCACGTACCACATATTGTGTCAATGTGACAAATTGTCGCAGCCCCCCTTCGGGGGGTACTATGGGTTGTGTCGCGGTTAAATTAATCCTTGACTTGTGGATAACTATCCTATATAAATGGGATATAAAGAAAGGATAAACATGACAATTAAACAAATGATTAACCAAGCAAATAAAGTTTACGCTTGGGTCAATATCCACGAAGAGGACGGCGCTTACATTCAAGTTGTTAAGTCTAACTTGATCGCTGTCCTTGAGAAGTATGAGCCTTCTGATCATAAGTTCTGTCCCCGTGACGGTGATCTTTACATTGACTAAATAGACCCCCTGTCAATGTGGCATAGTGTCGCACCCCCTTCGGGGGGTGTTTTTTTTGGCTTTGATGTCAATGCGACATAGTGTCGCACCCCCTTCGGGGGTACTACATCTTGTGGCCCGCTTCGCGGTCCATGTACCATATCTAGTGGCTGTGGATAACTCGCCCCCCTTCGGGGGGTACTATATCTAGTATGCGTGGACCTTGGAACCTACTACATGTAGCGGCCCCCCTTCGGGGGGCTATGGGGGTGCACCCCTAAATAGTATAATGGGACTCCTATAGAGTTACGTGTAACACTAATTCAGACATACCCACACCCCTAAATCTGTACGAATGAAAACATTGATTATCCCATAAAAATATTATATAAAAATTTTCATAATGGTTTCTCAAACAGAAGCGCAGCTTCAAGAACAATTAATTACCGAACATTTGAAAAAGCTGGATTCTGCGGAAAAAAGTTTCATACCTTTTGTCCGACATGTTTGGCCAGACTTTGTCTCCGGTTATCATCACAAAAAAATTGCAAAAAAATTTGAGGACATACGGGATGGTAAAATCAAGCGTTTGATTGTAAACATGCCACCTAGACATACAAAGTCAGAGTTTGCTTCTTTCTTGTTTCCGTCTTGGTTAGTGGGCAATAAACCACAACTCAAGATAATTCAAACAACACACAATACAGAACTTGCTGTAAGATTTGGACGTAAGATGAAGAACCTTATTGACAGTCAAGTCTATCAACAAGTCTTTGACCAAGTTGCGATATCCGCGGACAGTAAAGCAGCGGGCCGTTGGGAAACAAACAAAGGCGGCGAGTACTTTGCAGCGGGCGTTGGTTCAAGTATCACGGGCCGTGGTGCAGACTTGCTTATCATTGATGATCCACACTCCGAGCAAGACGCCCTATCCGAAACAGCTTTTGACAGTGCCTATGAATGGTACACCTCGGGACCAAGACAACGTCTACAGCCCGGCGGCGCTATCGTTATTGTTATGACCCGTTGGTCCGTGAAAGATTTAACAGGAAGATTGATTGACGCACAAGCAAAAGAACCCAAGGCAGACCAATGGGAGCTTATTGAGTTCCCGGCGATATTACCAAGCAACAAACCTATTTGGCCAGAGTACTGGGACATTGATTCATTGACCGCGACCAAGGCTTCCTTAACCGAGCAGAAGTGGCAAGCACAGTGGCAGCAAAATCCAACAGCCGAGGAAGGCTCGATACTGAAACGTGAATGGTGGCAGATATGGGAAGAAGATGAGGTACCGGATCTAATTCATGTCATCCAAAGTTATGATACAGCCTTTAGTAAAAAAGAAACAGCGGACTATTCTGCTATTACAACATGGGGTGTGTTTAGTCACCCAAGTAAGGGAAACCCACAAATAATATTATTAGATGCAGAAAAAGGAAGATGGGAGTTTACAGAGCTGAAAAAAATTGCTATGGATAAGTATAAATACTGGGAACCAGAAACAGTTATTGTAGAAGCAAAAGCTTCTGGACTTCCGTTGACAGATGAGTTAAGATCAGCAGGAATACCTGTTGTAAACTTTACACCAAGTCGAGGGAACGATAAACATGTTCGGGTAAATTCAGTAGCCCCTATGTTTGAATCGGGCCAAGTATGGTGTCCGGATGAACGATGGGCACAGGACGTTATAGAGGAGTGTGCAGCTTTTCCTTTTGGCGATCATGACGATTATGTTGATTCAACAACACAAGCGCTCATGCGATACCGTCAAGGCAACTTTGTTCAACTTCCCGATGACTACTACGACGAACCACGGATCACGGAACCAAGGGAGTACTACTAATGGCTACAGACGATCAAGGGAACACTTACTCTAAAACAATTATGGATGCTGCTGCAAGTATGCCCGTAATCAAAGTAATGGTAGCTGCTAAAAAAGCTGCTAATAAAGTTGCAGAAAAACTTAAAGATTTATTGGACGATGATAAAATTGTTCCAAAGGAAAAACCACCAAGAGATATTAAACCGAAACCAAAACCAGAACCGGACATTAAACCAAAATTAAAATTAAAACCACCAAGAGACGAACGCGCTAAAAAAAATCCTTACAGACTATCAAGTAATAGACAACCGGGGATTGAAGTAGCAAATACCAGAACAAATAATTCTAGTAGATTAAGCACACCGGGTAGAAGAACAACAGCTAAAGATTTAGCCTTGCGAGGTAAAACACTAAAAGATGAAGGGCGTTTTAAAGAATATGCCAAAGGTGGAGAAGTAAAAGGATACATGGGCGGTGGATCTGTCCACAATAACAAAAGCAAGATGATCACTAAACGTGGTTGGGGAGCATCTAGAAAAACATAATGAGTTACCAGTCGGCCGAAAACGCACACACCTCTGACTGGGTTAGTCGCATGGCGGTGAAAACCGCCATTGCGATGGAAAAATAAAATGGTAGATAAAGTTACACAAGCAAATAAAAGAATAGCAGCGCAGTCTGCTAAAGCAGCAAAAGGACCTGTGGGTGCAGGTATCTTTGAGTTACCAACATTTGCTAAAAGTATGACACCAACAATGCTATTTGATTTAGCAAAAGATAGAGGTATCATCACTAAAGAAGAACAAGCAGATTTTACAAGAAGAGTGGGCAAAGACCCAAGAGCCTTGGCTGAATATAATGCGAAGGTTCCTCCAAGTCTAAAGTATCAAGGTATACAACCAGAATTAAAAGGAGTGTTTGCATCACAAGGTGCAACACCAATGACAGCAGATAATAAACAACTAAGAGCAGATACATCAAAACTAGCAAAGAAAACATTTGATCAAGTCAATGCAATGGACGCACCAAAAGAAACAAAAATACAAAAGTTTATGGAAATCTTTGTATCAAAGGCTAAAAATGTTAGTCCAGAAGCAGCACTTAATTTAGCAAAAAGATTTGTTATGGGATTATTTTTTGGTGGACCATCGACCATGGCTGCTGATTTAATACCACAATCTGTTATGGAAAGCATGGCACAAGACTTAGGTGTAATGAAAAAAGAACCAATGACATTTAGAGATGGTGGCATCGCTAGTATCAATGATATAACAAGACCTGTAGGAGTATAATGGCTATAGAAAAAGTAAACGAAGAGATTGATCTAGAGATAGCTCCAGATTCAGCACAAGAAATTACAACACCAATGATGGAAGGTGATGCAATGATGTTGGAGGATGGTTCAGCAATTGTGAACCCTGTTGAAGATACTTCTATGGAAGGAGCATTTAACGCGAACCTAGCAGAACTTATACCGGATGATGAATTAGAATCATTAGCTGGTGGTTTAATAAATGATTACGAATACGATAAAGATGCAAGAGCCGATTGGCTAAAAACATATACCGATGGTTTAGACTTATTAGGATTTAAATACGAAGACAGATCAAAACCTTTTGCTGGTGCAACAGGTGTTACACACCCGTTACTAGCAGAAACAGTTACACAGTTTCAAGCGCAAGCTTATAAAGAGTTACTCCCTCCCGAAGGTCCTATCCGCACACAAATAGTGGGTGAGATAACACCAGAGATTGAACAACAATCACAACGTGTGAAAGAGTTCATGAACTATCAAATTAGTTATGAGATGGAAGAGTACGATCAAGAGCTTGATCAAATGCTATTTCATTTACCACTAGCGGGTAGTGCCTTTAAAAAAGTTTACTACGAAAGTGTACGAGGTAGAGCCGTATCAAAGTTTGTACCAGCAGAAGATGTGGTCATGCCATATGTTTCTACTGATATGGAATCTTGTGAACGTGTAACGCATGTCATCAAAACAATGGGCAATGAATTACGTAAGAAACAAGTAAGCGGTATGTACCGTGATATTGATGTGATGATGTCACAAGTTGATAACAACGATGCACAAGATAAGTACGATGAATTAGATGGGATTTCTGCGCCGCAAAACGCAGAGGACATAGTACTCTTAGAGTTTCATTGCGATTTGGACATACCCGGTTTCGAAGATAAAGACTCGCAAACAGGAGAACCTACTGGTATTAAACTGCCTTATGTTGTTACTGTTGACGAAGGATCGGGAAAAGTTTTGGCCATATACCGAAACTACAGAGAAGACGATCCTCTCCGAAAAAAGATACAATACTTTGTTCACTATAAGTTTTTACCCGGTCTTGGTTTTTATGGCTTTGGCCTTATCCACATGCTCGGGGGTCTCTCAAGAACAGCTACGTCAGCACTCCGTCAACTCATTGATGCAGGTACATTGTCCAATCTCCCTGCGGGCTTTAAAGCTAGAGGGCTGCGTGTTCGAGACGACGATCAACCGCTCCAACCCGGAGAGTTCCGGGATGTAGATGCACCGGGGGGCGCGATCCGCGAATCCTTGATGTTGATACCTTACAAAGAACCAAGTCAAACTCTTTTTGCTTTACTAGGGTTTGTTGTCGATGCAGGCAGAAAGTTTGCTGCTATTGCTGATAACAAAATGGGCGAAGGCTCACAAGCAAATCCTGTAGGCACAACAATGGCAATCATGGAACGCGGCACGAAAGTGATGAACGCTATTCATAAACGATTACATTACGCACAAAAAGTTGAATTTAAATTACTATCACGAGTCTTTGCAGAAAGTTTACCGGCTGAGTATCCTTATGCTGTTCGTGGCGGCAATCGTGTTGTTAAACAACAAGATTTTGATGAACGGGTTGACATACTACCTGTTTCTGATCCGAATATTTTCTCTATGGCTCAGCGCGTTACTTTAGCGCAAACACAAATGCAAATGGCTACATCTAATCCACAAATGCACAACATGCATGAAGCGTACAGACGTATGTATGAAGCACTTGGTGTTAGAGATATTGACATGTTACTTCCTCCTCCTCAACAACCACAACCAGAAGATCCCGGAATGGAAAATTCTAAAGCTTTACAGATGATGAAGCTACAAGCATTTCAAGGGCAGAACCATCAAGCACACATAAATGCACACCAAGCCTTTATGAGTTCGTTTTTGGTAGCAAATAATCCACCAACAATGGGTGTATTACAAGCTCACATTTCTGAACACATTGCAATGATGGCAAGAGAAGAGATAACAGCGAAAAATGCACCATTAATGCAGGAACAAGCTCAACAATTTGGTGGACAAATACCACCAGAACTTATGCAACAGTTTCAAATGCAGAATGAAACGGAAATTGCGGAGAAAATTGTGGAAATGACTGAAGCTTTAGTAGCAGAAGAACAAGAATATCTTGGTCAAAAAGATTCTGATCCACTTATTGACTTAAAACAACAAGAAATTAACCTTCGTGCACAAGAAATACAGCAAAATAAAGAAAACGCTGATAAAAAACTTGAATTGGACACAGAAAAACTTAATTTTGAAGGTCAAAAACTAGCACAAAAGGATGAAATGGACAAAGAAAAGCTACAAAGCCAAGAAGATCAAGCGGATCTTAGAGCAGAAGTAACTTTAGCAGGCCAAAGGAAACGTGATGCTTAGTAAAAACCAAAGATTAATGCGACTTTTGGCAAAAAAGTATGGTAAATTAGCACAAAAAAGAGGTGTAAAAGTGGGTGGTCCACAAAACATACAAAAACAATTGGGCCAAGGCACTATGATATCTGCTTACGCAAAGGATGGAGGCTATATTGTTAAAAAAAGGAAAAAAACTGTTAAAAAACGGAAAAAATAAAGAATCAAAAAAGATTTTAGATAAAGTATTTGATTTTGCAGATCAGAACACGCAAGACCCAATGGCTCTTAGTGCATCATTACTGGTTGTAGCAAAATCAATTTATCTGGATATATTGGGACCAGAACAAACCTCAGAAATGTTTTATGCATTTGCACAAGATTTAGAGAACCACGAATATAAAAAGGAGACAGTACATTAATGGCCCTTTGCAGGCTTTGTGAACACGAATGTCACCATGGTAATGGCGGTAAATGCCATTGTGGTTGCTTAAATTGCGAACATGATGTAAAAGATGCATTACAAAAACTTGAGGAAGTTTTAGATCCAATAAAAGTGGTTGAGTTCGAACCAG